CCAGTGAGGGATAGAATAAATGCTGTGAACAGCAGATTCCTTTCTTCAACTGGCGAAGTCCGCCTTGTTGTGGATCCAAGATGCCGTAGAGTTATTGAAGGACTCGAAAAACAAACTTACAAAGAAGGAACTCAACAACCAGATAAAGATAGCGGATGGGATCATTGGAATGACGCTTTAGGATATATGATACATTTCAAATATCCAATTAGAAGAGACAGAGCAGATGAAACAGTCGCTACTTGGAAACATAGGACAGGAGCATAATAAATGACGGACGCATACAATAGATACACAAGCACCAACAATGCTTATGATAAACATTACAAGAGATGGAAATATCTTCTTGCCAGTTATATGGGAGCAGATGTTTACAGAAAAGGCGAATACTTAACACGCTATCAAATGGAAACAGAAGTTGAATACCAAGAAAGGTTGGCAACAACTCCTCTTGATAATCACTGTAAAGGTGTAATTTCAATATTCAATAGTTTTATATTCCGTAATCCAGTTTATAGAGAATACGGTAGTTTAGAAAACGACCCAGCATTGAAACCATTCCTTGAAGATGCTGATTTAGAAGGTAGAAGCCTAAATGCTTTTATGAAAGATGTCAGCACATACACAAGTATCTTTGGACACAGTTGGGTTATCTTAACTAAACCATCAACCAACGCAAGAACAAGAGCAGAAGAATTACTACAGCAAGTCCGTCCGTATGCGTCTGTATTAACTCCTCTATCAGTTCTTGATTGGAAATATGAAAGAAGTCCAAGTGGCATTTATGTTTTAACATATTTGAAATACATTGAAGATATGGTACAAGGTGAAATGGTTATTAAGGAATGGACTAATGATACCATTTACACAATGGTGCTGGATGACAAGAACAAAGAAGTAAAAGAAGAAATTGAAGAAGTAAATGGATTGGGTTTAATTCCAGCCGTTTGTGTGTATTCAAATCGCTCACCGATTAGAGGTGTAGGTGTTTCAGATATTGATGATATTTCAGACTTACAGCGAGCAATTTACAATGAATATTCAGAAATTGAACAGTTGGTAAGACTTCAAAACCACCCTTCACTTGTAATGACTGGCACAACAGAAGCAGGTGCTGGAGCAGGTGCTATCATTAAGATGGATGAAGGATTGGATCCAGGACTTCGTCCTTATTTGCTACAACCAAGTGGTGAAAGCATTGACAGTTTATACAAGTCAATTGAAAGCAAGGTTGATGCCATTGATAGAATAGCACACCTTGGAGCAATGCGTGAAAACCGTGCTTCAACAATGAGTGGCGTTTCAAGACAGATGGAGTTTGAACAACTTAATTCAAAACTTTCAGAGAAAGCGGATAACCTAGAACTTGCTGAAGAAATGTTATGGCGTTTGTTTGCCGTATATCAAGGCAAGGTTTGGGATGGTAAGATTGACTATCCGGACAGTTTCAACATTCAAGACAAGCACAGTGATATGGGACTGTTGGAAATGGCGGCAAGAGCAAACCCACAGGATCCAAGTGTTAGAGCACTTATTGACTTTAGAATGAAAATGATACTTGATGATGAAGAAGAGTTTTACTATGATGACATTGAGCGTATGAAGAAGCGAGTTGAGAAAAACGCTGAAATGGAACACACACCAATGACACCACAAACTTTTGACAGTCATCTTGCTGAAATGATACAGCAAGGATACACAATGGAGCAGATTGCTGAACTACATCCAGAGTTCTTGACAATACTACAACAGAGGTTATCAGATGCGTCACAGCAAAACAACGGTTAAACCAGGCGAACAATATAAGAGGTTAGAACAACCTTGGTTGTTTTACGAGCCCTTTGATACCAAGATTGTGGAAACGCTAATCCAGTATCACTATGAAGGATTTATGAAAGACTATCCTAAATGGCAAAACCGGTTAAATCAAGAAGCAAGAAAAAGAAGTAGAAAACATCTGTTGGCATTACACAGATTAACACATTGGATGCGTCAAGAACTACGACACCAATACAACAGCATTGACAATATCCAAGATTTCAAAAAGATGTTAGAGGATCCAGAGTATGGCGAATAAACCACTACAACCAACATTCCTCGGGTATGAATGTAAAGGACCCAATTGTGCTGGGCACAAGGCTGGGTATAGATATGCTCGCACTGGCGGTGGTGTTCCGTCACCATACAGTAGAAGTTTCAATGAAGGAATGAGTGCTTACACAACCAATTACACAGCACCCAAAACAAGCACAAGAAAATCAGGAATTACTTCAAGTGTTCTATCAGCCGTGGCGGCTGGTGCGGCACTAGGAGCAAAAAAGGGAGGATAAACCAATGAAAGCCAAAAAAAAGAAAAGTAAAAAACGCGGGAATAGAAAGTAATACGCCCAGATTATGGTGGAAATACCACTATTCATATAAATAGTATTACAATATTAACTCATAGGAGGCAGAGGTACGATGGACTCACAAACCACGGAAGCAATAGCGGCTACAACTGACAGCCCAAGCACAGAAGAAATAAGTCAGGCAATCAACGAAGCAAAAGGTAAAATGTATTCTCAACAGGAGTTTGATGACGCTATGGCGAAAATGAAACACGCTGTTTTGAATAAAGCATTAAAGCCTTATCAAGAACTGGGAGATATCGAAGAACTCAAGCAACTGAAGGCAACGCAAGAAAAGGCGAAGCACGAAGAAGCAATGAAAAAGGGTGAATTCGAAAAAATCTTATCAGACTTGGCTTCAAAAAAAGATGCTGAAATCCAACAGAGAGATAGCATCATTAGAGAATACAAGGTGGATACACCTTTGGTTAATGCGGCGGCAAAATATCGCTCTATTAACCCAGAACAAGTCAGGGCACTTTTGAAATCAAATGTGCGTCTTGGTAGTGAGGGTGAAGTAGAAGTGTTAGATGCCACTGGGACGGTAAGATACAAAGACAACGGCACAGCAATGGGCGTTGATGATTTGGTAAAAGAGTTTTTGGACTCCAACCCACACTTTGTTTCACCAACACCAAGCACAACCAATACAAAGAGTTCTGTAATGAATGATAGAGAAACTGTGGATGTTAGCAAACTGGATATGAGTAATCCAGAACATAGAAAAATATACGCAGAGATGAGAAAATCTCGTCAAACCGTATAAGCCAAAACTTATATAAAGGAGAACTATTATGGCTAATAACACAACCATCAATAGCGAACTGTTTACAAACCTTCTTGCTGAAGCCCAGTTTGCTATGTATGAGAACAGTATCGCAAGACAAATTGTGACACCGTTCAGTTTCCCAGCAAACGCTGGAAAAACACTATCAGTGCCTGTATATTCCGCAGTAACTGCCGCTTCATTAACTGAAGGTTCGGCACCATCAGCGGCTGACACTAACACTACATCTGTATCAATCAACTTAGGTGAAGTTGGTACATACTTCCAAGTAACTGACTTCTTGAGAGATTCCGCACAGCGTGATGTAATCGCTGATTTAGGTGCTCAAGCAGGTAGAGCGATTGCTGAAAAAATGGACAACGATGTATTCGCATTGTTCAACTCTTTCAGTGCTTCTGTAGGAACTGAAGACAGCCCAGTCACTGTTGACAACATCCTTACTGCTGTAGCGACACTTCGCCAAGCAAAGGTTATCGGTCCGTTAGCGTGTGTGGTGGGTCCAAGACAAGCACTTCAACTTAAGAAGGAACTTGCTGGAACTGGCGGCACAACAGCACTAACAGCCAACGCACTTGGTAATGAGGCACTTCGTGCTTACTACATCGGCACACTTGCTGGATGTTCAGTATACGAAAGTTCATTAGTTAAATCAGACTTAGACACTGATACTGACACTGAACTTAATATGGTAGGTGCGGTATTTGCTCCAACAGCCATTGGACACGCTATCAGAGGCGGTGTTGTAATGGAAGAGCAAAGACAAGCGGCGGCTCGTGCTACAGACATTATGATTTCTGTAGTTAAAGGCGAAGCAATCCTTCAAAACAGCCACGGTGTTAAAATCGTAGGTTCCGCTACTGACTAATAAATAGTTTAGAGCGAGGGTAGGGATTAGGTTACTGACATTACCTAAAACCAAAATAGAAGGGGGTGTGGAAACATACCCCCTTTTATCGTCTTTATCCATACCATTATCTTAAATTCACATAAATACATTAGAAGCAGTAGGACTGCTCAACTATATTATAAATCACGGGGAAGGACTTCGTATGGCATACGCAACATTAAATGATTTGCTAGATGTGGATCCGCACATTACCGATTACGGTGTGTTGGAGTGGAACACAGAGTTAGCCAAATCAGAACAAGAAATCAATAGACTTTTATCCGTTAGATGGTTTCCTTCATACCAGAAGGGACGCACTGACATTCGCTATTCCAATTTAGCCGTTCTTATGGACGAGGACAAATTGGATCCAACACAATGGACTAAAGCAACAGTCTTTCACGCATTAGCATATCATATATGCCCTAAGTTAACCAAGTTTGAAGCGGAACCAGATAGATTCCGTGAAATGATGGACTACTACAAGGCAAGATTTGAAGATGAGTTTGACTTATGCTTACGCCAAGGAGTTCGCTACGACGCCAACGATGACAATGTTTATCAGGATGTTGAAAAAACCCCAGATGTGTTTTTGAGACTGCGAAGATAAAGGTATGATTGATGTCCATTAGAGAAGATTTAGCAAATAATATAGTTGAGACGCTTAAGGAAATAGAACTTCCGCGTCCAGTCCTAGTCACACGCCAGCCTTTCAATGTTGAAGAGTTGGCTATCACACAGTTTCCAGCACTTTTAGTTCAAACAACTACAGAAGACAGAGAACTACTTACTATGGGTGCCACTTCAGGGCGAAAACAAGGCACCATCCGTTATCAAATCAGAGGTTTTGTGCGTGGCACAGAACTAGACACCAAACGCAATGATTTAATTGAAGCCATTGATGAAATTCTTGATGGCGATAGATATCGCGACAAGACAAAATCAGTGGTTATGGATAGTATAGTGGTAGGAATCGAAGTTATTGAAAGACAACCGCCATTAGCGGAGTTTGTAATGAACTTTGATGTAACATACAACTATGTGATGGGGAACAACTAACAGCGGAGCGTGAAGGCTTTGCGAAGGAGTATATAGACTATGAAAATACATAACAAAAAAGGACAAGTCAAATTTATAGATAAAGACAGACTTGATTATTATATTTCTCAAGGTTGGAGTGCTGATGGTAAGGAAGAGAACACTATCAAACTAAAACCAGTGAAAAAGAATACGGTATCGCCTAAACCCGCCGTTGACGAAGAAGATTCCAAGTGGGCTTCTTTGGAAGAAGAGGTTAGCAACTTAACAAATGATACAGAAGGAGAATAATTATGGCATCATTAGTGGGAAACGCTGGCGTCATCAATGTGGATTCACAGGCGGTAGCGGAAATTAGAAGTTATTCAATTGAACTAACTTCAGACACAATCGAGCAGACAGTGATGGGAGATGACGCTCGTCAGTATGTGAAAGGTTTACATTCATTCAGCGGTAGTGCTGATGTGTATTGGGACGCTTCACACTTTGACGCAACATCAAACCCAGATTTGGATGGTTTAATCCAAGGCACAGTAGGTGACGCACCAGTAGGTATCGTAGTATACCCAACAGGTAGTGGAGCAAACTGGAGTGGAAACATCCTTATTACTGGATACAGCATTACAGCACAAATGGACGGAATGATTGAGGCTTCAATCTCTTTCCAAGGCAGTGGTGCGTTAACATACACAGCCGCTTAATAGAGGTAGTGTAAGTTGGCACAAGTTGATATATTAGGTATCAAACAGGCAATGACGGCGTTGTCGGAAGAGATTAAGGCTGTCATTGACGAACACGCAAACTTCATTAAGAGTACTGTAACAAGTAAAACTCCTAAGCGAAGTGGAAACGCGAGACGCAATTGGAAAAAATCCAAAAGCGATGGAACAGGGTTCGAAGTTGAAAACCGTGTTCCATACATCGAGCGTTTAGAAGCGGGTTATTCAAAACAAGCCCCAAGAGGATTTGTTAATCAAACTCTTAAGGCAACATCTAGAAGGAGAAAAAGATGACAGACGGAACAAATCAAACCGTAAAACCAATGGAAAAAATCACTGGGCATTTTAGAAATAAAATCACAAACCAGATGAAATCCATTTATGTCCCAGAATGGGATTTAGAAATCTTCTTTAAGGAAGTAAACACCTTAACAGAAGAGAGCAAAATGCTCGCACTTGCCCAAGCAGGCAAGACAATTGAAGCACTTGTTGAAACTCTTATTTCTAAATCAAGAGATAAAGACGGAAACAAAATCTTCAAACCCGCTGACAAAGTCACATTGATGAATGAGGCAGACCCAGCGGTAGTCATCAGGGTAACTGGTGAAATCAATAGTGCCAACCAAGATTCCAATATGGAGTTTGCGGAAAAAAACTAAGAGCAGACCCAGATTTAGTGTTCGCGTATAGGTTGGCGAAGGATTTGGGTCTGTTAGTTAAGGATGTGCTTGAAATGACAACTGCGGAATTTGCCGGATGGGCGGCTTTCTATAAAATGGAAGCAGAAGAAAACAGAAAGGCAATGAATGCGGCTAAGGCACAAGGTAAATTGAGAGGAAAATAACAGTGGCACAAGACATTTATATTCGGTTTAAGGGAGACGCAAGTCATCTTAACCGTACACTAACACAAGTTAATAGGAGTATGCGGACTCTTGATAAAAATAGCAAGATGGCACGCGGTGCTCTCAATCGTGTTGAAGGTGCGGCGAGTAGAGTGTCAACAGCACTTAGGGTTGCTGGAGCGGCTTTCATAGCCTTTGCCGCAACCGCTGGTATTAGAGGAATTGTTCAAGCAACAACAACCTTTGAAGGATTCCGTGCTCAGTTAACAGCATACCTTGGAAGTCAGGAGCGAGCGAACGCCGAATTAGCAAGAATGGAGCAACTTGCTAAGGGGCTCCCTCAAACACTACAAGACTTAACAAATGGTTTCGTTGTTCTTAATAGATATGGATTAAGCACAACAAACGAAAGTATGACAGCATTCGCCAATATTGCGAGTGCTAATAATAAATCATTATCTCAATTAGCAGAAGCACTTGGTGACGCACTAACAGGTGAATATGAGCGTCTAAAAGAGTTTGGTGTTAAGATAAGAACTGAAAACGGTAGAACAACTGTTATGCTGGGAGATCAAATTCTTGGTGTGGCAAACAGTGGACAAGAACTTGTTGGTATTGTTCAACAGTTAGGACAAGAAGGCGGAAAATACTTTGGTGCGGCTGAGAAACAAGCAACAACACTAACTGGTGCTCTATCAAGATTAAATGACAGCGTAACACGAGCACAAAGAAACATTGGTGACGCTGGATTTGGTGCGGCAGTTGGACAACTTGCTGACAGAATATCAACAGCATTAGACAGCAACACTGAACTAACAGAAAGCATTTCAAGAGGCTTAACAACAGCAACATTGATAGCCAGTGATGCTTTGTTCTTGTTGTTTGAAAACTTTGACAAGGTATTGATTGCCATAGGAGCACTAATTGGTATTGGTATTATCAAATGGATGTACAGTTTAGGCAGAATGATTATCAGCGTAGTGGTAGTCGCTGTTATGGGACTATGGAAAGCATTTAGAGGACTTGCTGTATTCTTGGTTAGACATCTTATTAGAGGTGCTCTTGGTGCCCTTGCTGTTGCGTTTGGTAAGATTGTATTAGTAACAGGAGCAGTAGCCGCCGCGGCATATGGATTAGCCAAGGCGTGGGATTGGGTATTTGGAACCTCAATGTCAGAAAGCATTGAGAACTTTGCCGACAAGGCAATGGAAAAGATTGGCAACATTACAGATGAAATTGCTGGCTTGGGAGGGGAAGCAATTGAAAGTGTAATTGGTGTTGATAATCTAAACGCGGCATTGAGTGCTGGTGCTGACATTATGTCAGGTTTAACAAGCATCACAGGCGACTTAACAACATACCGTGAACGACTTGCTAAAAGAACTCAAGAACTAATGGAGTTAAGCAAACAGAATAATGTTCAAATGTCAGAAGAAGAAGCAAAGCGTTTGGCAATACTTGACTTAGAGAAAAAACAACAACAAATTGAAGAAGCAAGACTTCAAAAAATATCAGAGTATCAAAAAACACAAGAACAAACATTACAAGATACAGCGGACGCACTTAGACTTGAAATTAGTCTATTAGGTAAGAGTGAAACCGAGAGAGCGGCGGCACTTGCTGGATTAAAAGCAGAACAAGAATTAAGAGACAAAAATCTCAAGGCAAAACCAGAAGAAATTAAAGCATATGGACAGTTAATTGCCCAACGAGAAAAAGAACTTGGTGCTCTAAGAGAAAAACTAGCATTAGAAAAAGCATTGCTAGAATTTAGAAAACAATCAACAGCGGTAGAAGAAGTAAACGCTGGCATTGGTGCTTTTGGAAGAATGAATCCTCTAGAAGGCATCAACAAAACTTATAGTGATGAACTAAAAGGTTTACAGCGTTTAAGAGACGCAGACAAAATAAATGAGGAAGAATACCTCAGAACAAAAGCAAGACTTAACCAAGAGTATGCTGACAAGATACACGACATTAGAAAACAAGATGCTCGTAGACAGTTAGAACTCAACGGTGTTACCAACTCAACAATCATTGAAGCCGTCGAGGCACAAATGGATGCTGTGAAAATGATACAGCAAGGCGGTGTAGTAGGTGCTCAAGGAGCACTTCAGGCAATGAATAATGTGCTGGGGCAAATGGCTGGAAGTAGTAAAGAAGCCTTTGAAGCCCACAAGGCACTGAGTATCGCCCAAGCGTTAATAAGCACATACCAAGCGGCGGCAATGGCTATCGCTTTCCCACCGGGCCCACCAATTTCGTTGATTTATGTGGCAGGTGCGATTGCGGCTGGTATGGCACAGGTTAACGCTATTAGAAGCCAACGCTATTCAGGGCGAGCGTTAGGTGGTCCCGTTATGTCGGGTGAGTCTTACATAGTAGGTGAAAACGGACCCGAACTCTTCACCCCAACCAACAGTGGAAACATCACAAGAAACCAAGACTTGGGTAGTCGTCCGGTGGAAATCAACTTTACAATAAACGCCGTTGATACTACATCTTTTGATGAACTGCTGATACAAAGAAAAGGCGTCATTCAACAAGTGATTAGTGATGCGATGTTAGAAAGCGGACAAAGGAGTAGATTTTAATGGCTGATATAGTAACATTATATCCACAGAGTCCTTCATTTAATGCGGTATCATTTAGGGTTAATACGCCTAGCATTACGACAGAGACTTATAGTGGTAAATTAAGAAGAACTGGATACGGAAATTCCTTTTATACTTGGCAGGTTAAGTATCCAACATTAACGCCAGGACAAGCAGGCATAGTCACAGGCTATCTTGCTCAAACACTAGGACCCGCATTTAGTTTTGAAATTATCTTACCAGAACTTTCTTATTCTAAAAGTCCAAACCAACCAAGCACTACACCTTACCTAAGCACAGCGGCAAGCAAAGGTGACAAGGTTGTGTATCTTGACAACTGTGGTAATAGCAAAATTATCTTAGCAGGTGATTTTATTAAATTTGCTAATCATTCAAAAGTTTATCAGGTGGTTGGAACAGCAACTTCAAACGCAAGCGGTGAGATGACACTTTACTTTAGTGGTAGTCTTGTTAACGATGTTCCAATTAGCACAAACTTAATATTCAATGGTGTTAGATTTACTGCTGTAACAGAAAATGATGTTCAACAGTTTGATGTTGGAAGCGGCGGGATGACATCATTAAGTGTCAATATGCGTGAGGTATGGTAAATGAAAAGTTTCTATACAGACACAACTCTTAGAGACGAGTATTATCGTGATACAAACTTTGCTGTTGATTTAATTGAATTACATCTTAAGGACGCCAGCGATGCTGACGATCCGTTATACCTTGCTTCAGGCGGTATAGACATTGACTACAATTCGCCAACGGCTCCAACCGCTGGCACAAATACATATTCAGCACAAGGACAGTTTATGAGTTACACCAACATTGGTGAAGACTTTGATGTTAAGGTTGGTAAATTTACAATCAACATATCAGGACTGCCAAGTGGTTACATTGACAGATTTGTAAACAAGGAACCAGAACTAAAGAGGGTTGTTGTTTACAAAGCATTCCTAAGCACAACAGATTTAAGCATTGTTTCAACACCAATACTAATGTATGATGGTGTTATATTCAATGTGGCAATACAAGAGAGCAATGTTACTTGTTTAATCAATGTGGATTGTTCAAGTAAGTTTGCTGACTTTGAAAGAACAGCAGGTAGAAAAACAAATAACTGGAGCAACTGGTTATTACAAAATGACAAATACGATACCTCAATGGAAAAGGCGGGGTATGTAGGCAACACAGAATTCTTATGGGGTAGAACAGAATAATGATAGTAAGAACAATGCGTCCAGAAGAAATTGATTTGAATGTCAATCTGTTTCGTCAGTATGCTGATGAGGCAAGCGAAACAAATCCAACACTAGGTGCTCAGTACGATGAGCAAAGTGTTATCACAAGCATTAGACAACGCAACATCAATCCAGAATATTGTTGGTTTAGTTTATTAGACAATGGACGCCCCGTTGGCTTTATCAGTGGTGCTGTTACACAAGCACCTTGGAATTTAGATATAATTTACGCACACATTGAAATGATATATGTGCTTAAAGAAAAACGCAGTATAGACGCTTTTAGACGCCTTGTAACCGCCTTCGAAGAGTGGGCAGTTAATATGGATGCTGTTGAAATTACTGCTGGCGATATTGGTGTTAATCCAGAAAGAAGCAAACGAGTATATGAAAGTATTGGCTTCAAAGAAGGATGCTTTATGACAAGGGAGATTGAAGTATGAGTGGAATAGTCAAAGGCATCAAAAAAGTTGTCAAGGGTGTCGTTAAGGTTATAACAGGTGTCGTTAAGGCAGTAGTTGATGTTGTATCCAGTGTTGTCAACTTTGTTGTTCAACCATTCCTTGGCTTGTTTGGTGGTTATGATGTTCCCAATGCGGATCAAGAAGCGGCAAGACAACAAGGTGTTCAAGGACAAAGAACAGGTAGTGTTACACCAATTCCAGTGGTATATGGATATCGCAAGGTTGGTGGTGCTGTTACATTTGCTGAAACAGGTAGTAGCAATAACCAATACCTTTGGGTTGCTTATGTTTTATCAGAAGGTACTGTTGAAGGTTTGCGTGAAATCTTTATTGATGATAACCAACTACCAGCGGATATTATTGCTAATCTAAACAACGGACAAACCGTTGATATTACCACAGGCAAATACAAGAATAGAGTAAGACTACAATTCAGTCACGGTTTATATTTCTCGGATCCATCAACAAGCACACTAGGCACTTGGAGTATTTGTAAGGACGCACCAAGTTGGAAACCAACAATGGTATACAATGGTATGGCTGTATTATTTGCTAGATACTATTGGAAAAAAGTTGAAACACAAGAAGATGCTGATAGTAATCCATTCAGCGGAAATATCCCAGAAATTAAGGCTTGTTTATTAGGTAAGAAGGTTGCCAGTTTAACATCAGGCACACCATCAAGTTATACATACGCCAACGCACCAGTAAGATATTCAACTAACCCAGCAGAATGTTTATTGGATTATTTGAGAAACCCTCGTTATGGTAAGGGTTTGTCAAATGATGATATTGATTGGACAAGTTGGGAAGCCACAGCGGCAAAATTAAATCAAGAGGTTGAATATGTGAGTGGTATTAGAGGTCCCATTCATACTTTTAACTATGTTGTTGATACAGCCAACACACTATTCAACAATGTTAAATCAATGCTACCAAACTTTAGATGTTATATGCCTTATGTTCAAGGCAAGTTTAAGTTAAGGGTAGAAGATGCTGGCAATGCCTCAGATATTACTTCAGGTAGTGCTACTATTGTGGCAACATTTACAGAAGATAATATTCAGGGCCCAATTACATACACGGCAATTGAGGCAACATCAAAATACAATCAGGTATCAGTCACTTATGTTAATCCAGACAACAAATGGAGTAACGATACAATAGTCTATCCAGAAACAGAAGCGGAAAGACAAACTTACATAGATAAAGATGGTGGGCGTGTCAACAAGTTAGATGTGACATTTGGCGGTATCACCAACTATGCCATAGCAAAAGATATGGCAAAACTAATGTTTAACAAATCGCGATATCAGGAATCTTGTAGTCTTACAGTGACTTCACAAGGTTTAGAATTAGAAGTTGGTGACAACATTAGAGTACAGGGTCATTTATTAGACTTTGGCACAACACCTTGGCGTATAGTTTCAATCAAATATAATAATGATATGACGGTGGAACTTGGTTGTGTAAGAAATCCAGACACAATCTATCCCCACACGAGATACAACGAAGAAGACATAGTCTTACCAGTCTATACACCACGCGGTGCTACCATTCTTTATCCAGAGTTTAATACAACGGTTCCAATTGGACTTGTTCCGCCTTCAAATGCTGAAACACCCGTTGTTCATTATCCACCAGTAATTTATGGTGTATCACCACAGACATATACTGGTGCTCAAGTTACTACCATAACTGTTACAGGTGTTAGATTTCAAACAGGTTTAACTGCTATATTCATTGGTGAAGATGGAACACAAATTACACCAACTTCAGTAACAAGGGTTAGTGAAACTGAGATTGAAATGGAAACTACCTTGGCAATGGACAATAGTAATCAACCATATGATATCAAAATTACAAACAGTCCAACATTTGGTAGTTTGAGTTGTAGACAAAACAATGTTATTAGAGTAGATGGTGTGGAACCAGCACCTTCACCACCAATTCAGGATCCACCAGAAGTGGAACCACCAGAGGATCCAATTATTACTCCAACACCAACACCAACACCACCAGAGGGTCCACCAATTACAAACCCACCGGAGCCAACACCGGAGCCATTACCATTAACTGATGTGGCTGACATTACAGAAATTGATTATACTGTTGATGTTGATTTGGTTTATGCTGACATTTACTTTATACAACCAGAAAATCCAGCGTATGAATTGCTTCAGGTTTATTACAGAAGACAATCAGCCGCGGAACCTTGGCGTTATCAAGAAGTAACTGACAAACCAGGACCCGGCGGAACAGCATCATTTAGAATGGGCCCATTCGCCAAGACAAGCACAAACCTTATTACCGTAAGAACTCGTGTTAAGTATGTGACTGGTGAATTCAGCACCAAAATTAACAGCATATTCTTAAATCCAGCAACCGCTGAAGATACTACGGAACCAAAAGATTTCCAAGAAACAGTTGGACAAGGTTGGACACCACCAACTCCAGGTGAAGTTACTGACAGAGACAACAAGATTGCTACACTTGTTGGACAAACTGTATTATCAAGCAGTCAACCAACAAATCCAAGAAGCATTGATTTTACACTAACACAAGATATTCAAAACTATGCTGTGAACTTTGATGTTAATGGATGTAGAATTTACTACAAACCTTCAAACCTAGATGAATGGGAATATCAAGATTATTTGTTTGGCGACAGTTATGTTCCAGGCACAACCAAAACAGTTAGACTTGCTGATTTAGGTAGTCCAACATACCCAAGCATACCAAGTACGGCACAAAACAATTATGATTTTATATTCCGTTTGAAATATGTGGATGGAAAAGAAAGCAGTAATCAAATTCGTTATATGGGCGTAGGTGTTGAAAGAAACGCATTTCAAAGTCTTGATTACAATCCTCTATATGGTGAATATGCTTACAATGAAGATAGCACCAAGTACAATATTAAATTAACGGATCCATCAGCACCAAGCAACAAAGACTTAATCACTGTTAATGTTGATACACTATTTGCTGATTATAATGGCGAGAACATTAGATTGTTCCTTATTCCACCACACGCAAGTTTCTTGGCTGATTGGGCTGGTATAAATGTAAGAACAAGAAAAATTGAACCCGGCACGGATCCAGATTACACAGACAATATTATTACAAGTGTTGGTTTAACAACAGAAGGCAAATGGTTTAGTTATATTCCAATCACTTATGAAGATGAATATGAAATTGTTATTACACCTTTATATTGGAGTGGTGGACAAAGACTTGAAAGCAAGTATAGTTGGTTAGGTAGCGGTTATATCACCAACAGAACTACAGGTGCGGATATTCCAACAAACGGATTTCCACCAAACTTTGTTCAAAAATATAATTTTAGACAATTGACTACCGCTGATGCTTTGAAAGAAGTGGATAAACCATTCCCAGCACCAGTAAACCCAAGAATTAACATTGAGAAATGGCAATTGGTTGTTCCTAAGAGTTATGACAATGCCCCGAACGCATATTTCCAATTGGTATTCAAACACAATCATATTAACAATTATGTTAAATTAAACATCTATCGCAGATACTACAATCCAAACTACTACAGTTGGGATTTGAATAGACACGGTGCTGGTAGATGGGAAAAGGTAGAAATTACAACTACAAATGCGGGTGGAACTGTAACTGCTAACTTAAAATTCCCATTGAGTTATCAGGAATACAATCCTTATTTCAATCCAAGCAATGCTGAAAGCAGTTCAAATGTTAAATTAAGATTGCCAGGTTGGGTTGAAACCAGTGTTACATCAGCACAATACTATCAATATATTGCTGTGGTTGAAACTACATCAGGTGAAAGCACCGTTGGATTGTTCTTACCAGCAATACTTGGTATTAATACACAAGGCACTTATCAACCACAAGCAGGTGGTAGGGTAATTGAAGTGGATCCAACTGATTACAGTGATTATGCGGTGGCATTGGGCAAAAACCTAAACCAAGCAATTACACCATTGGCAGATAGTGCTCGTAGATTTGGATATAAGTATTTCAACACTTATACACTAACAACAGTAAACCCGGTGAGGAAATAATATGGCATTACCAACAGTTAACGGAATATACAATCCTTTCACAAATGTAATTGAAGCACCCAGCACCAGTGCTTGGAGCGAAAACACCAGTTGGCAGAATTGGACAAGTTGGACAGGCACACCGGCGGCACAACTTACTTGGTTAACTGATACACTGGATTTAGGTAGTTCGGTATATTTCAATCTTACAATTAACACAGAAGCAGTAGGAACCATCAGCCAATATGTGGTTTACACAAGTACCACTGGACAATTTAACGGCGAAGAAACAGTAACCACAATAACACCAGGTGACACCAACATAGAAGGCTTTTATGGACAATATGTGGTAGTCAAGATAACGGTTGATTATGTGCCGGCAAGTGGGGATCCGCAAATTACTTCAATTAACACCAACGCGACTTCCGAGAGATTAGAAATTGTTTTAACTGACATCAATAGTGCGGATTTATCAGGTGGTTTAACAGCAAAAGAATTGGTATTAGGAAGAAATGTATCAAAGGTAGTTTCAATGTTCATTCAGCCCCATCAACCAGGTGGATACTTTGCTGAAGATTATGTTGCGGATGATTATGTTGAAACAGCACCGCCAGTATTTGCTAATATCACTGACAAAAACAGAACAACACCCAAGATTAGTTTTGCCACATATGAAGGCATCTATACCAACAGCGTATTTGATATAAAAGTGGCTGTTTTGCCAGAACAATACTGTGATAATGAGGGCAATATGCTCGTAAGATAATGGTATATTGCGAAAACGAATAAATATGTATATTAAACAAAAGAGAGGATAGAGTATGGCGTTCCCAACAAGCCAAATTGACACCAGTAATTTAGATAGTGCCACTGACGACCCAAGTCTTGCTCGTAGTGATTTATATGATGCTGTGGTGGCATTAAATTCAATCATTGCTGACAAGAATGCGGCAAATGGAGTTTTGGTGTTGGGTAGCACTGGTAAGATTACAGCCACACAACTACCTTCAACTATTACATCAACAGGCACCCAAACATTCAATCCAACAAATGGTGTTGTAAACATTCAGAATGTGCTACGACTTAGTTCACTAACAGTGGCACAAGCAAACGCACTAACCACAAATACCACAGGTGATATTGCTATGATATCAAATGGTGACGCTGGTAACCTTTGTGTTGCTGTATATGATGGCACCAATTGGAAAAGAATAGCATTGGGCTCAACAATTAGTGCTACATAAGGAACGAGATATGGCAAATCGCGAAGATTATTTGGAATCAGAATTAAGAGCAGAGCGAGCATATCACGAACTTGACAAGCGTATGGCACTTGTTGAACAAACACTAACCGTTATCAAAGACAATCATTTAACACACTTATCCAAAGATGTAGAATGGATTAAGAAAGTTATGTGGTTAACAGCGGCTGGTGTCATTGGTAATCTTCTTACCGTATTGTTCATAATCGCATTCAAGTAACTCCAAAAGTTCTAAATACAGTATGGACACGAGGGTTTTAGAAGAGTATTGCGAAATCACACGCGATAAAGATAACGAACAGGTTATATTAAGTGTAACAGTCAAGCACCAACCAAAACCGTGCGAAGATTGTGGTGATGTTGTGACTAATAGGATAGTACACACAAGAGCGTGCCAACTACCTTTCAAACATTGGCGTAAACAATGTGGCACTTGCCGGCGATTTGAAAACCCATTAAACGGCAAATATGAGTTCGAAACCAGTCATCAAGTCCATAATGTCCTTGTAAAACAGCGTAAAGCATAAATACTAGTGTAAGAGTTTGGTGAGGCTGTCACTTCACAATCATCAACTCCTTAAACTTAATGCCATTTTGTTTTATACTGATGACATAAACTCTTATAGAAAGCCCCGCAATGGGGCTTTCACCTTATTCAATAAATAGTTCACCAAAAACACAAAAAACAACCACTTTAGGTTGACTTTTTAACAGAAATGCTAAATAATAGTATAACAACAAAGGCATTGAAGTTGAAAGTAACACACCAACAAAGAATTGAAAACTGGGCACAACAGCAGAGGCAGTATCGCCAGGATGCTCTTGTGACACAGTGGCAACGCAATTTGGGCATTGGCGACTTCCAAAAAAAACTCACAGGCACGGAATGGGATAATTACAAACACTACAGAAAAACCCAACGACAAACACAAAGATTACAGGCACAATTAGCAAGGCTGGAACGCAAGGCACTATTCACAGACGATGCCAAGTCTTAATAAGTGGCGGTTAAAACTGGGGTTGTAATATGACGGCTAATGACCCCCACGCTCCACGGTTGCTGAAAGGCTGTGGAACAAGCGGAGCCGCGAGATTTCTTGCTGTATTCAAGGCAACTTATACAGTGAAGTTGAGAGTTTCAATACATTCGTCTCTTGTTAAATCTTCTTCAGTCGTGTGCGATATCCAAGACACACACTAGGCGGCTATGCGACTACACGCATTCTTAACAACAAACAAACAATGTTTGGTATTTTTCTTGTTTGTGTGTAGTCACATAGCCGTCGTATGACTTCAAATCCAAGTGCTAAAGACTTTCTCTTAAAACAAATAAGAAAAAAAGATGAAGTGGAGTTTGAGCGATAGCGAATGACTCCACGGAATAGACTTAACGCAAGTTAAGTCTTTGAATGCCCCTAAATTAACCACAGGTTAAATTATCTTGATAAATACTACTATAACAAAGAGGTATTGATATGTATACGGAATTGAGAAAACAACTACCGCGAACTTGGCGAATATGGCATCGTATGAATTGGCGTTGTGAGAGATACGACTTGTTCCCTTGTTATGAAGATGTGGTGATATGCGACAAATGGAATAGACAGGTATCAGGTGAAGATGGATTCATCAACTTTGTGACTGACATAGGTGATTTGGACACCAATGAATTGTTCATATATAGACTGAACTGTTTCAAAGGATGGACACCCAAAAACACAGCAACCAAAACTTACAGAGACTTTACCGCACACAATAGATGGCACAAGGATCCTGCCAACAAATACAAAATTATAGCCAAAGCAAATGGCATAAGAAACGCAACACTACGAACTAGATTGGAAAATGGATGGAGTCTCAAGAGAGCAATTACACAGCCAGTAAAACAGCGTGGCTAACACTAACCGATGAACAGTTTGAACACGCACTCAGCAAGGGTTTGTTTGACTTGTGTGATGATTGGAATAACCCAGAAGCGGGTGAATACCGCATAATAAATCCACGCACAAGATTCTATACGGTGGCATTGTTCCTTGGGATAGCAGTATATTGACACCCAAACAACAGGAATGGCTTACAGTTTTGGGCATTCTAGCGGTGGTAATTGGCGTGGGTTTGGCACTACTTTTCACCCTTGTTATATAGAGGTTTTACCACTGTTAAGGGGCAAGAATTTAACGCCATCTCATTCTCTAGATACCATAATCACCACCCTAAATAACCTTAAGCATAAATATATAAAAGGAGTTATAGTAATGACAAGACCCAAAGGCATACTGAATTATTCAAGCCAATTAGAAAGCACCCAAAGATTGTGTTATGCTCGCCACCGTGCCCAAGCCAAACACCGAGGGGAACCGTACACACTCACATTTGAAGATTTTAAGGCTATATGGGGTGAACAGTTTGAACAGCGTGGCAAGGCTGTTGAAGCCCTGTGTATGAGCAGACGAGACAAGGCGTTGGGATGGACACCCACCAATACCATAATTGTCACAAGACAACAGCACCTTTCAAAGGCTGTTGAACTTATGAAAAAGCCTCGCAAAGGCGTGGATGAATGGGAGATACCAGATGAAATTAAACACAGACTATGAAGAAGGCATTAAGTTAGCCCGCAAGTGGAACACCACAATCACTCTACTTAACGGTGCTTTATCAGCCTTCATATGGTGCTCACTAGCACTCACCATATCAACCATACTGTGGCAATGGCTATGAGGATGAACTCAATAGACCCGTATGATTTGCTAATGGAACTCACTGAAAGGATTCAACATCTAGAGAAGACTAACAGTGAACTTATTCGTGCCATTAACACCAATCATCAAACACTACAGAGTGTGCTTAAAAACCAACAGAATATGGCTGAAGCACATCGCGAACTAACCAACTATGTCACAGCCAAGAAACCCATTAGCACCAACACCGCTTGAAGCCCGGGTGTGGGACTACATTGATGTCAAACTTCAAACTCCCAAGCGAGAGTTAGGGGGTTTGCCCATATGTCCTTATGTGCGACAGTTCCGCGACAGCATCATAGTGTGTGAACCCAGAGACAGCATCAATGACAGTCTGTCAGTATGGAGTAAGGTATGGAATCCCCACCGGCACACAGCCATATTGTTGGCATACGCTTATCCAGCCAGTGGTGAAGGTGACAGGGCAACCAGCCAAGGTGTGTCTAGGATTTGTGATAGATGGGCAAGTGCTTTATGGGATAAGGACTGTACCGTATTGGTTAATCATCCCCAGGATCCTTACCCTGTTGCCAATGTGTGGACGGGGTTTGATGAAGCCATCCTTGTTATTCTTCAAAAGGAAAGCCTGTTAAAAAGAATGCGAACACAGTTGAAGAAGACTGCGTATTATGGGGGGTGGAGCAAGAAAGATTTGGCGGCACTATAGGGCACAGCCTGTCTATCAAATCAGTTTGAAACCGTTTGTCTATTTTGGAGAAATTATTTGATAACCCTTGCCGTTTACCGTGATATTTTGGACGGAAACACCCCGTGTTGAAGTGCTCCATTGTGCGTCACTGGGAAGGGGCGTTATCCAATGGTATGTTCGTCCGTCGGTGCCAGGATATGAACTACAACCGCATAATACGGTGCTAATTAGCAGTGGTAAAACTAAAGATTTCATTGAATGTGTTTGGTTTGGGATCAAACTGTGAACGCTGTTCCATTTCAAATCCCCAACCATCCAAATTATCAAAGAACTTGTTCCATCGCTCAATTGGTGCTTGGGCAAAGTCTTTAGGCAGTCCGTCTCGCTTCTTGCCTTGTATTTCACCCGCCATATCCTCAACTATTTCCCAAAGTGTTCTATTCTTGCCTTGTGTCTTTGGAAAGCCTCGTAATGGTAGGTGAACTGCTTGACTTAAATCCTCATTGCTGTCAACCAATTCAACAAATGTTCTTATTCTTTCTTTCAACCATTTGGCTTGTTTGTTACGCTCATCAACCGTTTGTTTGTAATAGGTGGTGGCAAATTTGTTACCTTCACGAGGTTTCATTTCGTGTGTTTTAATATATGGAAATACTTTTTTTGTCATATAAATTACTCCTTGCGTGCCATTGTTTATATTATTACATATAAACTTATTTATGTCAATCACAAATTTATCCAATCCTTTATGAATCCTTTTGTGCCTTTTACAACCCCTAAAACCAAAAACGATATAAATATGTATATCGCGATAACAATTATATAGGAGATATCTTCTTATGGCTTTACCAAGTATTACCACAAGATCCGCTAAAGGAAGTGCCCTTACCTTTGCTGAAGCAGATGCTAACTTTACCAATTTAAGAGACGCTGTTATCAGTGTCACGGACGGTAGCAACTCAACAAACATCAATTTAAATAGTGCCATTACATTCACGGCTGGCACTGGTATTTCAATCACAGAAAGCAACGGCACAATCACAGTCACTAACACGGTAAGTGACACGGACACAACTAATTTTAACATAGGCGACGGTAGCACATCATTCAATGTAAGTGATAGTGAAACCGTTAACATTGCCGCTGGCACAGGAATTTCAATTGGTGTCAACACAGGCACTAATACACTAACAATTACCAACACGGTATCAGACACTGGTATCTTAAATGTTGTTGAGGACACAACTCCACAACTTGGTGGTTTATTGGATGGACAGGGCAACACGGTAAGTGATGTCAATATGAAGAACTACAAGGAAGCGGTTTATGCCTTATCATATGCGGCAACACTAACACCAGACGCTGTAAACGGCAATGTTCAGAAAACAACACTGACAGGCAATGTCACTATCAATGGTTTTAGCAATGCTGAAACAGGACAAAGCATCACGGTTATTCTTACACAGGATGGAACTGGTAGCAGAACACTATCAACCACTATGAAGATGGCTGGCGGTGACAGCACTCTATCAACGGGCCCAAATGCTATCGACATACTAACAATCTTTTATGACGGCACAAACTATTACGGTAGTTTAGCAAAAGACTTCTCATAAGGGGGATACGGTATGCCATTAGGAATAGCAAGACTTAACACATTATCGCGATACATTGTGGCGGCGGCACCGGTGGCACAGCGTACGGCTTCAACCATTACAGCATACGGTAGTGCCCAATTGGGTTCAACCAACGCATTTGGCGGCACATCACTACAGGGGGCAAGTGCTACCAATGTTCAATCATATCTAAGAGCCAGTTCAGTTGGCACCTTTACTTCAGGGGACTTTACCATCGAAGGTTGGTTTTATTGGAGTGACAATGCTGATACCCATATGATGACAATCACGGGTGCGAGCGGTGCCTTACCAGGCATCAGTCTATATAGAAACTATACCAATTTAGTGGTGTATTCAAACGGTGCCAATGGTGGATGGAGCAGTTTAGGAACATTTGCTACCAATGTTAGCACCAACACTTGGCATCACATCTCAATCTGTCGCAATAACACCCTTTACTACGCAAGTTTGGATGGAACAGTTACAAGTTTAGGCAGTTACACAGGCACAATATCATCAAGTGGTGATATTGATATTGGCGGTTTAATCAGCAGTGGAGCAAACAATTACAACACGGGTTTTATGGATGAAATTCGTGTATCAAACACAGCAAGATATACCACAAACTTTACACCACCAAGCAACTTTTTTGTAAACGATGCTAACACACTATTGCTAGTTCACTGTGATGGAACAGTGGGTGACACGGTGTTCATTGATGACAACGGTGCTAGAGCATCAATTGGTGTTGGAGCATTTGGTGATGCCGCAATATCAACCACACAATATAAAATTGGTTCCAGTTCATTTTATGTTGATGGGACCGGTGATTATATCAAAACGGGTTCATATGTTATACCAGCATCAGGAACTTTTACTATAGAATTTTGGTATAGATCAGAAGGATTAGGCACGGTAAGAACACTATGCGGGCAGTATCTTGGTGGCACAGCAAATGAATGGACAATTTGGCAAAACACAAATGATACCATCAATATGTATTATCAAGGTGCCGGAGGACATATTCTTACAAGCACAACTGGCATTACTGATTTGAATTGGCATCATATTGCTATCACAAGAAACGCGGCTAACAGATTTGATTTATGGATTGATGGTGTGTTGGAAGACAATGTCACCGAATCAGGCAACCTTTTAGAATATGATTTTATGATAGGAGCAAGGTTTAATGGCGGTGGGCCCAGCACAACAGAACACGCAAATGGATATTTTGACGAAGTTCGCGTATCAAACACAGTAAGATACACAACAAATTTTACACCTTCAACAACAGCGTTTACAAATGATAGCAACACGCTTTTACTATTACACGCTGAACGGGTTAATGCTGACACAACCGTAATATTTGATGACAATGGTGGAACACTTCCAACTTACACACCACCGGTTCCAAATTACAGTTCAGACAGTTACAGCAATTATCTTGTATTGGCTATGCCATTTGATAGCACCAACGGAATCGTTGATGTCAGTGCTGATATTAGAGGTAGCGGAAGCAACTGTACGGTTACAGCAGGTGGAAACTCCAGTGTTACAAGCACATTGGTTAGATACGATGGACAGGGTTATGCTGGAGCATTACAAAATGTCAACACAAGTGCCACACCAAGTATCACAGCCTCATTAACAACAGCAATTCCAAGTTCATCAAGCGGAACTTATGTTATTGAAGGATGGTTTAAGGCAAACAACGCAACCACAAACGGTAACTGGGCATTATCAAGTGCTGACAGTGGCGGTAGATGGTTGTTGGGTATAAACAACGGCACAATCTATACATCAGGAAATGAAAACAGAATAGGTATTGGTAGCACGGATTGGCATCACATTGCCATTGTGTGCGATGGCTCCGGCAAACGACTTTATGTGGACGGTGCTTACAAAATGGCATTTACCACACCAAACACAGGCTTCTCAACACTACACATTGGACAGTTTAACGCTGGTGACAACGCTGACTTCCAAGGACACATACAGGATTTAAGAGTATATGTTGGAACCAACAAGGGTTACACAGGCACCAATACAACCACAACAAACTTTGATTTACCGGGTCCAATTATTCAATACTTTGCTCAAGCAGGAGCAGTTCAACCATTTGGTTTAGGTGACAATGCTGTTGATTTAGACGGAACGACTTACATCAAGGGTAACGCACAACCAAACACAGCACTATACAATACCGCAAGTATAAACACACACGGAGCATTCACACTCAGTATGTGGGTTAAGGTATCAAGTTCAAGTGGTGGTTGGACTTCAGGAAGTGGCTTTGTTTGGGAAGACTTTATGGACGGAAAATTCCCTTCAAGATGGCAGGTTGAATACAATCAAACCAACAAGATACAGTTTGAAGCATACAACTCAGCAGGTGCCAGAATTATTAGAACTGGTTACAACCAAGGAACTGGTGCGTCAGCCGGTGCCATCAGTGCTAACACTTGGTATTGGTTGGGAGCGTCATATGATAGTGCCGTGGGAAGTTCAGCAAGGGTGTACATTGCCCCATTGAACGGTAGCCCAGTGGCACAGACTTACTACTCAAACGCAACATCGTCACAAACATTGATTACCAACTGGAACTATCCAACTGTAAACACTTACAAGGATAGACTAGGTATTGGTGCTCGTTATGCGGGCAATGTTCAATCAGACTGTTGTGTTGCGGATATATGGTATAGCACTGAATACATTGATTTAAGTATTCTCGCAAACAGACAGAAATTTATTACATCAAGCGGAACACCCGCTAACCTAGGAGCATATGGACAAACGCCAACAGGCAACTTACCATCATTGTTCTTGGCAGGTGATGCTAGTAACTTCCACAAAAACCTTGGAACACTGGCAGTTCCATTAACAGTGGGCGGCGGCACAGTTACTGATTGTGCGAATGCTCCGGGAGACTAATATGAAATTTAGGCTAACATACACAAACAACACAGATTACCAAGCGGATGAAGACATCTATTTAGATACATCCAAATGGGGATACATTTTTGAAGACGGCTATATTACCCTTTGTCCAACAACAGATGAACAAGAGGATTGTAAGGCGGCTTTAGATAACCATTCACTGACTTACGAAGAAATCGGTGAGTAACACAAAAACAAAGGAGAAAACAAACTATGTCAAACGCGGCAAGTAATTATTTAGAGAACGCTGTATTGGACTGGTGGCTTAACGGCAACAGCGGTGGCTATTCAGTACCAGGCACACTATACCTTGGACTGTTTCACGGAACAGCGGCAAGTGTATTAGCAAATTTAGAAGCAGGAACACTTACTGATGAAGTAACTCTTGGAAACTATTCAAGACAAACTGTATCATTTGGTAGCCCATCAGGCGGTAGCATTTCAAACGATGCGGCTGTGACATTCCCAACAGCAACAGCAAACTACGACGGCACAGTAACCTGTATTGCTATTCTAGATGCTTCAACATCGGGAAATGTACTTTGGTATGGCGAATTAACTGTATCTAAGACAGTTACGACAGGGGACCAATTTCAGGTGGCAACAGGCAATTTACAAGTATCCTTAACTTAATTTAAGGACGCTGTGAATGCCAACTTACGCCAATAATCTTAAGAGGAGGATTGGCTGGGATTATAGAACTACCCAGTCAGGAACTTCTAAATGGGTGTGGGAGACTATAACACAATCATACAAGTATGTTGGTTATAGTACCACTTACACACATCAGCATCCTCTGTGGAAATTGGTTCCGGGAAGCACTGGACAAGATACAAACTTAAGTTGGACACCCAACAACTATAATCAGTCAACGGCTTTTGATAGTCTTTGGGGCACTTACACATTCTTTGGCAACTTCCTTTATGGATATACCGAAGACTATACCTTAAATTCATCAGACAACTTTGTGTTTGACTTTGTAGCATTTGCCCAACCGCCAAGTTTTAATACAGGCTTTCAAGACAATGCTATATTCAAATTGTATAAGGCTGATGTAAACGGATATCCAAGTTGGTTAGAATTTGGTGTAACCACATATAGATATTTTAGTTCAGGCAACAAGATAGAGTTCAAATACTATGTAAAAGAAAAGACTGTAGTAAGTTTTGAACAAGACTACTACTCATCAGGTGTTCACCGTTGGGGTGTAAGTCAAACTACATTGGCTGAAGATAGTCAATTTAGTAGTCCTTCAAACTATCCATTAACTGTTAGTTTACAATCATTTATTAATAGGATGAAGGTTGTTAGAAATGGAAACAAGATAGAGTTTTGGCGTAATGGCATAAAACAATTTGATATTACTAAAACAGCAGAAACTTATTACAATTATAGTTTCGATCCGTACACACTCTATACAACCTCGTTTTATACTAATGGTATAATAGACACATATCTATATCTTGATGAAATTCAACTTCGTGTTAATAATTTAACAGCATCAGATTTAACCGCTACTGTATCCCCAATCAAAGACAATTGGTTTGGCACAGTCAGTGAGAGTAGTGCTGGAACACTAACTTGTCAGCCAGGATTCTTGTATGATGAAAGTTTTAACCTAAACACTCCAAGCACAATATCAGCGGATAGTGTTAACAACATATCAAGTAGTCAAACACTTCTAAATGAATACAACATATCAACAACAGCAAACAATCGTGTTGGATTCCCAGAATTAACACAAATCTATATAGAGCCCGGATATGTAGAAACTGGTGCTCAATATGCCGGCAATGCTGTAAACGATTATGATTATGTTTTAGATGGATATTATACAGTTGATTATATAGAAGAAGCAACATTACAAATTGCTAATAGTAGTGGTGCTAATATTAGTGATGACAATTACTTTGGAACTGAAACTTTTGTTCCTAGTGTTACAATGTTACAGAGTTTTGTATCAGAAAGCACAGTTCCAAATGTGTTAATGGGGCAAATTGTTCGTTCAGAGGCAAATGTTAGTTCACAAAGTCAAACAACAGTAAGTGGTATAAGAGCAAGACAATTAGAAGCCAGTGTGGCAAGTGAAACAACAGCATCATTTAGTGGCGGAAGAATATTTGACATAGATAAAACGCTACAAAGCGAAACAAACGCAACAATAGACAGTGGTAGGCTACAACAAATTGCCGCGGATTTGTTAAGCCAAACACAGCAAACAAGTGTTCCTTTCTTGTTAAAAGGTGGTTTAGGTATTGTGGCTGGAGCCAGTGCTGTATTCACAGAAGGTGGATATTTACAGTCAAGCGGTGGATTAAACTTCAATGCCCAAGCAGACATTGTGCTAGGCAACAATGTGAATAGCAATACTGGCATTATATTAAAAGGATTTGAAGTTGATGCTAACAGTGAAAGCACAACCTTATTCAATGCTGGAAAAGTCTATACAATTAACGAAAGCCTTTTATCACAAAGCCAAGTGATAGGAGTTCCAGGATACTTGTGGACTGGTGAAGCAGATTTAATCAACCAATCGGCTATTATTGTTGATGGTGGAATAAGTTTCTTGGCACCACAAGCATTTATACAGTCACAGTTTACAGTTCCAAATACATTGGCTGGATTTAGACTGTTAGGTATTACTACACTTGTTTCAAACAACTTCCAACTTGCGGTTGGTAAGAAATGGTTGGTGGATCCATATAGAAGATTGATTGTGGATCCAGAAACAAGATTAACAGTAATACCTTTAGAAACCTCGTTATTTAGGGTGGATATGGAAAATCGCTTAAATACGATTATAGAAGAAAGAAACAATATTATTGTTAAACAAGAAACAAGGAAATATCATATTCCACAAGCACCGATAGTCTTTGTTTCAGACACAAGAACGGAGAGAGTATAATGCCAGATACAAGTGGATTTAAGAAAGATACTGTTGGTAGTTATATCGTCAAGGATCCAGGAGCATACCTTACTTACACAGTAGATTGGGTTGACTGGCTACCAGGTGGCGATAACTTGGATACATCAACATTTACGGTAAGCACGATATCAGGGGACGCAAGTCCACTAACCGTTGCGGCAACTACAATTATCACAACACAAGCGATTGTTGAAATTAGTGGTGGCACAGCAGGTAATATCTATACTGTTACAAATACAATAACAACAACAAATGGGGAAACTGACAAAAGAAGGTTCCGCATCAAGGTGGAAGACAGGTATCTATAATGGAACATACTACGCCAGAACAAGAAAAAAACTATCGTGAGATAGCAAAAGCAAACAGAGAACTAGTTCGCCGTTTGTCAGAAATTCATTGTTCTTTGGCGGAAATATCCCACATCACAGGCATCAAAGAAGAAACTCTTAAGAAAAAATATCAGAAAGAAATAGACGAAGGCAAAGCACAGGGCTCATTGGGATTACGCCGTACACAGATGACAAGAGCAATGGATGGGGATCCAAGAATGCTTATTTGGCTTGGAAAGAATTTATTAGGACAATCAGAGAATCCAACTGGTGGTGATGACAAAGCACCGCTACCTTGGACAGATGAGGACATTTAATGCCGTTAACACAACCACAGACAGAAGTAGCCAAAAGCGAAAAAAGGTTCCGAGTTTTAATTAGTGGGCGTCGCTTTGGAAAAACTACTTTAGGTATTAGGGAGATTTGTAAAGAAGCAAGTCAACCGCACACAGTCTGTTGGGCAATTTGTCCTTCATACCGCCAAGCAAAAAACATTTGGTGGTTAAAACTAAAAAAGAAATTATTCAGTTTACATTGGATTGACAAAGTAAACGAAGCAGAATTAACAATTACACTTAAGAATGGTAGCATTATTGCTCTTAAGGGTGCTGAAAACTATGACAGTTTAAGAGGTAACCGTGTGGACTTCCTTGTTATGGATGAGGTTGCTGATATTAAACCAGAAGCATTCTTTGAAAGTTTACGCCCAACACTTTCAGACAGTATGGGCAAAGCACTCTTTATGGGAACACCAAAAGGATTAAACTGGGCATATGATTTATTCAACAATGCCAAAGGTGATGATGAATGGGCAAGTTGGCAATTTACAACTGAACAAGGTGGGAATGTCCCAGATAATGAATTAGAAAGTGCTCGTAGACTACTTGATGAAAGAACATATAGACAAGAATACCAAGGTAGTTTTGAAAGTTTCAGTGGACGCATATACTACTCATTTGACAGACAAAACAATGTTGTCAAATGTGATGAATATGATTTAGACAAAGGTGAATTCCCAGAGATATTACACATCGGTGAAGACTTTAACATTGATCCCAGTGTGGCTGTAGTGGCATATGAAAGAGCAGACGGTGTGCTACATATTATAGATGAAATAGGTATCTTTAGTTCAAACACAGATGAGATGGTTGAAGAAATTAAATCAAGATATCCTAAATCAAAGATATGGGTGTATCCGGACCCAGCCGGTGCGGCAAGAAAAACGAGTTCAGGGGGACGCACTGATATCATTATCTTACAAAATGCTGGTTTCATTGTGAAGGCACCAAGAAGCCA